ACGTATTTGATCCCGAATGTGCCGTCAGGTTTTTGAAACTTGAACGGCGAGCCCTTCGGCAAGCCCGACGCCTGAACTTGTGCGGGGCTCGTAAATTCCGGCGGCGCCACGAGGCGAATGTCTTTCATCTCCGCCGCGCTGAACATTGGATGCTCGCGATTGTATTTCGCGAGGATCGGGTTAAAGCCGTTGTCGAGGCGGCCGCCGTTGTATTTGTCGGCGAGATCTTGCACCTCCTGAATGTGCTGACCGGTCCTGTATCCGAGCTCGGTCAGGTAGCGCAGCGCCGCCGGGCTGTTGTCGGCTTTCTGCGCTGCATCTTCCATCAGCTTGATCTGCGACTGGAAGATGCGACCGCCGCCCTGGCCCATAGCGCCAGCTTCCGATTTCAACTGGTTGACCTGATTGAGGATATTCTGCGCCAGCACCTTCTTGATCGCCTCCTGCGGGAGCGCGACGTTCGGATCGCCGCCGAGCGCGACGAGTGCGCGCTTATAGGCGAGATTTAGCTGACTTCCTGTGCCTGAATAGAAATTGGGATCCTTAAAAATCGATGTCATCGCATCAAGGTGAGGTTTCATTTCATCGTAGGCCCGCGCTGCTCCTTGAATGCCGTTGTAGAGCGCCCCACCGCGCTTGGCCTCCTCTTCTAGATATTGTTTGTTCTTCGGTACCCCAGCCAAAACATCCTTCTGTCCCTCAGTCGGCGCGAGCGCGGCGTCGATCTTGTCCGCGGCATCACCAAACATTTTCGCGCGTGCGAGCAGCGGCGCCGTATCAATTTTCATACCAAGCGCGGTATTCTTCCGGTTTGCTTCTTGCGCCTGCTGAGTTGCAAGATCCTGTTGACTGCGGAGATAGTCGCGCCAATTTGGCGCGCTCATCCTGCCTCTCAATCGATCCGGCACCAGCGCATCGGCGGCGGCGGTCGATACCTGTTGCGGCTGCACCTGTGCCTGCGGCCCAGGCGCAGAAGGCCCCGCCGGCCCGGTCTGCGGCGGCACCACCTGCCCGGTTCTGCGTACATTTCCAAGTGCGTCCGCAGTCGACATGTCGGGCGGGATCGGCTGCGCCGGCCCGACTGTCGCATCAGCGATTGGGCCGATCCCACTCTGCGTTGGCCCCTGCGGCCCTTGCGGCCCTTGCGGCTCAGCCGCGACAGGCTGCGGCTGCATGGAAGGTCGAGCGGCTGGCTGCGATCCTGGCGCGACCCCTGGATCAAATATGCTCGGCTGCGTCGGAGTGTCCCGCAAACCGTACTCGAGTTTCAACAGGTTGGTCCCGCCGGCATAGTCACCGAGTTGGAACAGCTTCTGGGCCGCAGCCTTGTAGTCGGGCTGCCCGCTCGCGTCTTTCGGCAGTCCTTCCTTGAATGCGGTCTGGATAGCCTGCTGACGTTGCAGTTGCTGGCCCTGGTAGTACGCAGTTCCGAGGTCGCCGAGCGCCGAGAAGTCGGCCTTCGGCACCACGAGGCTCGGCGGAGCCGGAAGTTGAGCATTGTCCCAAGCGGGCATTAGATCACCCTAGATAAAGGCGGCCGCCGTCTTGGCGGCATTGAGCCCGAAATTCCACAGGTTCTGCGACGCCTGCTGCGGCGCCAAGGCAGCCGCGGCCTGCGCGTTGCCAATGCCGACGTTGGTGCCGTAGGCCATGCTGGCCTGCTGACCGAGGTTCGATGCCTGTTGACCGGCGAGCCCGGAATAGCCCTGCAGCGCACCGCCAGCGTTCGCGGTCGAGGCACCGATGAAGGGCTGCAGGTTTTGCACGTACTGGCCCCAGTTTTGGTTGGCGAGGTTCGAGGCAAGCCCGGTAATTCCCGCCGCTGTGTTGCCCGAGCCGAGCGCGCCGGTCGATGCCTGATTGCGCATGTAGTTCTGCGTCGCCTGGTCGAGTTGATACTGATAGCCGGGACTGCCCTGGAAATTCGCCACCGCTTGCGCGTTGCCTTGCGGCCCGTTGACGCCGGTCGCGTTGGCGTAGGCAGTTTGTCCTTGCTGCGTGGTGCCGAGGTTTGCCAAGAAAGGCGAGATCCCCGCCGTATAGGATTGGGTACCGAGATTGAGTCCCTGATTTAGGAGATCAGTGCCTTGCTGTTGACCACGCTGCAGTGCAGCCTGTTGAGCAGCAGCAGCCTGCTCCTGCGGAGCAGAAGAGAAGATGTCGAACAGGCCCATTCTAAACCACCCTGATTTGGAGCGCGCTGCCGTTGCGGTAGAACGCGCCCACAGGCACCCCGGCGGCGGCGGCCGCAGCATCGTTGGCGGCCACCGTGTTTGCATGAGCGACGAGCCGCAGGATCGCGTCTGCAGAGGCTAGCCATTCGATCCAAGGCCGCGGCACCGCGACCATGCCCGAGCCAACGTCGACCGTGACCAGCGGCACGTGCGGCTGTTGCGGCAGCGGCTTGGGCTGTGTCATCGGCATTACGGCGCCCTCACCGTGGTGGATTGCGTGCCGCCAATGTGGCCGACATAGACCGGGTCGGCGATGTCGAGCCGCCACCGGCGACCATAGCGGGATGACGTGCCGAGCGACGTCGCGTAGCAGGCGTGCCGACCGTCAGCTTGCCGGCCGAGCTTACGCATGATTGGCACGCTCCATTTCGTGCCGCCGTCGTCCGACCACGAGATTTCGACGGTCGGATTGACCTCGATCGGATCAATTCCGGTGGCGATGCCGACGCCCGGCTGGAACTCAAAATCAACTCGAGCGACCCTGGTGCGCACTGGGAAGTCTGCCACCGCTCCGCTTTCAATCCGGCAAACCTGCTGCGTGCCGAATTCGCGATAGCTCGCGCCGTCGATCGCACCGATGCTGCCGGTCTGCGTATCTCCGAGCAGCCACTTATTGAACGCGAGCGTGCCAAACATGCCGCGCCACCGGGTGAACTGGCCGAGAACGAGGCTCATGCGCTCGTTCCACTTCTGGCTTTCGAGGTTGAATTCCCAGGTAAAGCCCGGCCCCGAAATCGTCCAGAACGATTTGCCCGCGACTGTGTAGCAGCCCGCCTGCAATTGGGTCGGGTCGACCTTCGCCTGAGCCTGGATCAGCCGGTCGAGGTCCGGCGAGCTCACCTTGTCGGGCTGCAGGCCGGCGCCGAGCCGGTAGACGCCGCAATTGTCGGCGACCCACAGCATGTTGCCAAAACCCTCTTCCCAGCCGGCGACCGCGGTGGGCGCGATCAGGCCACGATCGAGCACGGCGAGCCGCGAGTATGGGAAACCCGGTGCCGGATTAGCCGTGTCGCTCCATACTTCGCAGCCCGCCGTGGTGAAGATGAACAAGAGGCCCTTGTGCGCCACCACGCGGATCAGCGCGTCCTGCGATTTGCTCTCCGCCGTAGTGAAGCACAGCGGATCGACCGAGGATGAGTTAATGCCGGAAGCGAACACCCGCCGGTCGCCGATGCCGAAGAAAAAGTAGCCGTCCTGGAAGCAGACGCTGTTCGGAAACGGCAGATCGGCGTCCGGCCAGGCGATCGGCGCTGCGCCCGTGGCGTCAGTCAGGAACGCGCCGTTCTCGGTCACGATCGCCACCTGACAGGTCGGCACCAGATTGTTACGCGCCATGAATACCGGCTTGGTGCCGGCGAGCGCGCCAACGTCAGAAACTGCACCTGCGGCGTCGACCTTCTGCAGCCGGCCATTGAAGGCGATCAGCATGAAATTGGTCACCAGCAGGCCGCCGCGGTAGCCGTTCTGCGTGGTGGTGCAAAACGTCGTCAGGCCCGGTTGCCGGTGGCGCACCGAACGCCCGTCGATCGTCGGCTCGGCGGCGCAGTTGATCAGCCGGCCGGCGCCCTCGAGCGGCTGGCCGCCAGGCGCGGTCGACACCGGGAACGGTATTTTTGGCGTCGGCATTAGTAGTACTCGTTCCGCAGCCGCTCGTAGGTCGGCCGGCCGCGCACGATCGCGCGGATCTGGCTCTCAGCCGTCAGCACCGACACCGCAAGCTTGTCGAGCTCGTCCTGTTGCAGCCCGAAATTCTGCTTGTTGCTGTCGGCCACCAGGATGGCGACCTGGATGAACACCTCGTCAGGGACGGCGTCAGGGTTTGGGATGTAGACGAGCTCGCGGGCGGCGAGGCTTTTGAGCACCGTGTCGATGTCGTCGTCGATGATCTTGGCGGTATCGGCGTCGATCGTCTGCCCGACCGCCGATATGCCGAGAACGTCGAGCGCCTTCCCGACCAGGTCCGCCCGCGTTCTGCTCATTCGCCCTCGACCATCTTGCGGTCATCGTGCGCGATCGGGTCGACATCCGCACCCGCCGGCGGGATCGGCTCGGCCGTTGGCTTGAACCGCTCTGCCCGCGGGTGGCCCTCGACTTCGAACCACGGATTGTTTCTCGCCATCGCGACCAGATCCCTGCGCCTCACTACTTTTGCTTCGCCCGCCTTGAATATTTCGCCGTCCCAGTTGATCTCGACCGGGTCGCCGTTTTCCAGCGGATGGTAGGTCACCTTGACCTCCTTGGGCTCCTGAACCTTGGGCGGTCGCCCTGGTCCGCGCCGCGGAGTGTCGTCTTCGTGTTCGTTCTTGTCGTTCTTGTGCGTGATCATGTGGTTTTTCCCTTTGAGTCAAAAGGACCAGCGGGGGGCTAGACCCCGCTGGCCAAGTCCCGAGGCGTCACTGATCGTTGTCGGGGAAGAAGGTGATCACCAGGGTGGCATCACCGGCAGTCGCCGCACC